TCTACGGCGGCCCGCGCGGCCTGAAGGGCATGGAGCGCATCCTGCAGCGCAACGGTTTGATGCCGTCCGGCTGGTTCGCCGTGCCGGCCGCAGGAGCGCAGATCGACGGCAACGGCAACGTGAAGCGTAGCCAGATCACCCAGGTGCTGTCTCAGCTCCGCGTGCAGAGTGGTGCTGGATTTGAGTCGCGAGCCACTGGCAGCGCGCGCTCGAACCGCACGATTGCACGTCAGGGCGTGACGTACTTTGCGCTGCCGCGCGTACGCCGTGGCCTGCAGCCGGGCATCTACCTGAAGCGTAAGTTTGGCCACGGCAGCGCGATCAAGCCAGTGTTCATCTTCGTGCAGTCCGTGCAGTATCGGCCGCGTCTTCGCTTCTTCGAAGTCGGCCAGGCGGTGGCAGACGCACGGTTCCCTCGCCACTTCGATACCGAATGGGCGAGGGCGGTCGCGACGGCGAGGCTGGCCCGGTAGGAGGTGGCCGGCCTGCCCGGCCACCCACCCCCGGGGGTTAGGTTCTTCCCAAGGGTGAAGTGGCAAGGGTAATTCAGGCCCCGTCATCGCACTAGCCGGTGCCCAAATCATTTCCTGACAACTTACCTGACAACGTACCAAAATACATGCCGAACCTGACAACCATTGCCGAGTGGGCCAAGCTGGTGGGAATTTCCCGCCAGTCCGCGTACGACGCGGTCAGCCGCTGCGAGATTCCGGTAACGGACGGGAAGGTCGACGCAGAATATGCGACGCACCTGTACGAGAAGAATACCCGCAAGCGCGTGAATGGGAGCCGACCTGCCTCCTCGGCTTCGGGGTTGCCGTCTGCGGGGCTGGCGGGTGCGGGAGGGGCGGGAGGTATGGAACCATCGTCCAAGGTTCCGGGGTACGACAGCAGCCGCGCGCGAAGGGAAGCGGCAGAGGCGGCGATGGCTGAGCTGAAGCTGGCCGAGCAGGCTGGCAAGTTCCTGTTGAAAGACGACGTCGAAGCGGCTGCATTCGAGATCGCACGGTCTCTGCGCGATGGCCTGAACAACAGCGCGCGCCGGATCGCCGCCGAGGTGGCGTCGCTGACCACGACTGAGGCGTGCGAGGAGGTGATAGACCGCGAGATCCTGGCGCTCCTTGGCAGCATGGCCCAAGCGCTGCGTGCGGACTTGGACATCAGCGTCGACGAGGCCGTGCAATGATGATGGTGCCCGCCGCGCCAATCGTGCGCACCGCGATCGGACGCGGCCTGGAGCCAGATCCGAATTTGCCGGTCGATCAATGGGCCGACGAGTACATGGTCATTCCGAAGAGCGGCGGCGCGAGCGAGTACGGCAAGTACCGCTCCAGCCGTACGCCGCATGCCCGGGCCGTGATGCGCGCGCTGTCACCATCCCACGCGTGTAAGCGCGTGGTGGTGATGGGCGCGTCCCAGATGCTCAAGACGCAAGTCGCGCTGAACTTCTTTGGCGCATGTGTGCACCAGGCCCCGTCGAATTTCTTGTGGATCCTCCCGACCGGCAAGCTGGCCAAGCGTGCCAGCAAGCGTATCGACAAGACGATCGACGCGGTGCCGGTGCTGCGCGAGCGTGTCGCCCAGCCGCGGTCCCGCGATGCTGTCAACACGATGGATACCAAGGAATACGTCGGCGGCTCGCTGACCATCGTCACTTCGGGCGCGGCCGCCAACCTGTCCGAGCTGTCGTGCCGCTACCTGGTGTATGACGAGGTCGACCGGGCTGACTCCAACGTCGATGGCGAGGGCGATACGACTGCGCTGGCCGAGGCGCGCCAGACGACGTACGAACGAAACAAAAAGTCCTACTACCCGAGCTCGCCGACGATCAAGGAAGCCTCGACGATCGAAGCGCTGTACCTGAAGGGGACGCAGCGCGAAGCACTGGCGGACTGCGTGCACTGCGGCCACGCTCAAACACTGGTGTTCGAACGGTTGCAGCAGGGTGACGACGGGCGCGCCATGTATCCGTGCATCGAATGTGGTGCCTTCATGTATGAGACCGACAAGACGCGCATGTTCGAGCGTGGCGCCTGGACAGAAGGCGTCGCCGGCGACGGCGAGACGGAGAGCTTCACAATCAGCGGCATGTTCCTGCCCTATGGCTGGTTCTCTTGGATAGGCCTGCTCAAGGAATACCGCGCTGCAAAGATCAAGCTGGACGAGGGCAGCGACGAGCTGATGATCACGTTCTACAACACTCGCCTGGCGCGCAGCTGGGAGCGAAAGAAAGAGCAGACCAAGGCGAAGGAACTCGAGGATCGCGCCGAGCCGTACAAGCTGGGCACGGTGCCCAAGGGGGGGCTGATCCTGGTGGCGACGGTCGATACGCAGCCGGATCGCTTCGAGATGAAAGTCGTGGCATGGGGCGAGGGCATGGAAGGCTGGCTCGTGGACTATCAGATCGTGTCCGGCTCGCCGTCCGAGCAGGCCACGCAGGACAAGCTCGACCAGCTGTTAAAAGGAACCTACCGCCACGACGGCGGCCGGATGCTGCCGATCGCTGCCGCATTCATCGACTCGGGCGGTGCGAATACTCAGGATGTCTACAACTTCTGCCGCACCCGGCAGCATCGCCATATCTACGCGATCAAGGGGCACTCGGTTGCCAACAAGCCGATCATCGGCGCCAAGCCGTCACTCCAGGACGTCAACTGGAACGGCCAGGTGATCCCACAGGGCGTGCAGTTGTGGATGATCGGTACCGACACCGCGAAGGACTATCTGTCCGCACGATGGAAGTTTGCTTCCGGCCCCGGCGCAATCCACTTCTCGCAGGATCTGCCGAAAGAGTATTACGAGCAGCTGACGGCCGAGTACTGCATCACGGTTTGGCGTCGTGGCCACAAGGTGCGCGTGTGGGAGAAAAAGAAGAACGACCGCAACGAGGCAGGGGACCTGATGGTGTACTCCGTGGCGTGCGCCTACTACCTCGGCCTGCACAAGAAAACCGCCGCGCAGTGGCAGCAGGTGCGTGAGTACGTCGACCCCGATACGCGAGACCTGTTCCTTGATCCACCTGTACCAGCAGCTGACACCGAAACCTCCGCCGCCGAGCAGCAGCAAACATCGACCGTAGAAACTATAGCCCGGACCGAAAAATGGACGACATCGAAGCCGCAATCCCCGCTACCGCCGACGCGCCGTCCACCCGGGAGGGTATGGTGAGCCAGGACGTCCTAGACAACGCCGACCTGGTCGACGCCATTTTTGCGTTCATCGAAGAGGAGTTTCCCCAGATGGCGTCGCGAACTGCGAAGCTTAAGGATGAGGTCCGCCGTGAGTTCAGCGGCGTCGAGATCTACATCCCGCGCAGGTCCCACGCTGCGCGCGACAAGCTGACGCGGGACGTGCTGAACCTGTTCAACGGCCGCAATGCAACCGAGATCGCTCGCCGGCTTGGGATAGGCCGGGCGACGGTGTACCGCATCATCAAGCAGGAAGGGGGCAAAAAATAGTCTCAGTTTTCCGAGAATTGAGACGGGCGGGTCGATACCCTTGGAGGCATGGCCCTCACCCAAACAGACCTCGACGCCCTCGATAAGGCGATCGCTTCAGGCACCCTCGAAGTGGAATTCGATGGTCGCCGGCAGCGTTTCCAAACCACCGCATCACTGATCGATGCGCGCAACCATGTAGCCCGCGTTCTCAACCAAGGCGCGACGAACCGTGGGCCGCAAGTGTTCGGCTTCCGTTTCACGACAACACGGGGCTTTTGATGGCAAATCCGATCGACCGCGTCATCGGTTGGTTCAACCCGCAAGCCGGGCTGGCCCGCCATCGTGCAAGGCAAAATCTGCAGAGAGCATACGAGGCAGCGAGTCCCCGTGATGGGTGGCGGCCGCGCCGTGCCGGTGCCAGCGCGAACGCTGATCATCAAGCCGATGCCAAGATGTTACGTGCCAAAGCGCGTGCGCTCGTGCAAAACGTCCCGTACATCGCCGCAGCGCTCGACACCTTGGCTACCGATACGATCGGCACCGGGATTGTAGTACGGGCTACTGGTGCGGAGGCATCCAAGATCGACGCCCTGTTCGTCGAATGGGCAAAGGTCGCAGATGCCGACAGTCGCCTTGATTACTACGGCTTGATCAAAGTCGCATATTCGGCGATGGAGCAGGACGGCGAGGTGCTCGTACGCTTGCGGCCGCGCCGGCCGAGCGATGGATTGCCGGTGCCGCTACAGCTCCAAGTGCTTGAAATCGATTGGTTGGATGACACGAGGATGGGAACCTACAACGGTAACACGATCATCCAAGGTATCGAATACGACCAGCTCGGGAAGGTGGCAGCGTATTGGCTATGGGATCAGCATCCTGGCGACATGGTGTTAGTTCGTGGTCGCAAGATCCAGAGCTCGCGTGTGCAGGCGCAAAACATCATCCACCTGTTCAATCCAAAACGTCCGGGTCAGGGGCGCGGCTTCACGCGGCTCGCGCCAGTCATCGCGCGTACCCGCGATACGCAGACCTACGAGGACGCCGAAATCGGGCGCAAAAATCTTGAGGCTCGACTGTCAGTGCTGGCCAGCGGCGATACAACTCAGTTGGAGCACCCGGCGGCGTCTGGCATGCCAGGCGGGCAGAGCGCTGGCGTCCAGGACTTGGGCGAGCTCGGCGGTGGCAATATCTTCGGCATGCCGGCGGGCCTGAACTTTACAGTCGTTGAGCCGAAGGCTGCTCCTGGATACGTGGATTACATCAAGCTGCAGCTGCACATCATCTCTGCAGCGATTGGCGTGCCGTATGAAGCAATCACCGGCGATATGTCTGAAGTGAATTTTTCCAGCGCGCGCGTGCGCCTTCTGGCCTACCGACGCGCTGTGCAGCAGGTGCAATGGCTGGTCTTAGTTCCGATGCTGCTACGCCGGATCCACGAAGCGTTCATCGACGCCGCCAACTTGGCTGGCAAGATCCGCGGGAACGACAAAGCGGTCGACTTCAGCATGCCGAAATGGGACTACGTCAATCCCGAACAGGAGGTGAAGGCAGACACGGCCGAGATTGCAGCAGGCCTGTCGACACCGAGCGAAAAGCTTCGTCAGCGCGGCTACGACCCCGACACCGTCTACGCGGAGCTGGCGCGCGACCTCAACAAGTTCAAGGAACTCGGCATCCTGGACATTCTGCTCTTCATGCAGCGGGGGAACATGCCAACGGCACCGAATTCTGGAGAATCGGCGCCGCTTGAAAAATGAGTTTCGCTTACCTAAGGGGTTTGCCCCGTAACCAGGGCCTAGACGAAAGTCGCGCGGCTCACTAATTACTGAAAGACCGGTCATGTCCGCATTTACGAAACTCTACGCGTTCGTCGAGGCGCTCGCGAAGAAGAAGCACAACTTGGCAACAGACCAGTTGGTGATCCTGCTGACGAACACGGCACCGACCCCGGCTGGCTCGGCTGTCACGGCCGATATCGCACAGATCAGCTACACGAACTGCTCGTCACGTAACGTGACCACGACGTCGGGTTCACAGACCGGCGGCGTCTACAAGCAAGTGTTGGCCGACCTGACGCTAACCGCTTCAGGGGGGACTGTTGGTCCGTTCCGCTACGCCGTGTTGGCGAACGCGACGGCCGCAAATGGCGACCTGATCGGGTTCTATGACTACGGCTCGTCGATCACGCTGAACGACGGCGAGAGCATCCTGATCGACCTCGACCAGGCGGCCGGCGCTTTCACCCTGACCTGATCATGACGTCTGAACAGCAAGCTGCGCTGTGCGCCGAGTTGGCACAGGACCCGGAAGCGCGCAGTTATGCAGCGCATCTGCCGGGCGATCCGCAACGTGTCGTGGACCTGTTTACAGCTGAGGTATTCACGAAGTTGGCTTCGATCACGGCCGGCCAGGCGCTGACGTGGGCAGCAGCCGGCCCGCTGGCCGCCATCACGGACGCATCGAACGACATCAACAGTCCGCTGCGCTCGTCCTGCCTCGCTTTCCTGCTGCGCATTGGCGCCGGCCAGGATATCGACCTGGGCGACCCGAAAGTGAAGATGCAGTTCGATATCTGGAAGGCGCAACAGCTGATTACGGAGGATGCCTACAACAGCATCATCCTGCTGGCCACAGGCCCCGCATCCCGCGCCGACATCCTCGGCATTCCGACGCCATCCGGGCGCGACATTCTTGACGCATGGGAGGCCCAATAATGGCCGGTAATATTCTTTGGAAAGAGCAGGCGGCAGTGTCGCTGGCCGGCACCGCCGCCACACTGGCAAGCGGCACGGCGGGTTTGGCCGGCACGCTGGATTGCCGTAACAACGGCAACGCGGCCGACATGTTCGCCGCGCTGTTCTCCCTGACCGCGCAATGGGCGACTATCACCGGCATCGCGGCCGGCACGACGGTTGCCGATCTGTATCTGGTGCCTTCGCTCGATGGCGGCACCACGTACCCGGACATCGACAGCAGC